TCCCGTTCAGCGGTTACCAACCGCGAATCCTGACGGATGACTCTGTTAGAGCCAGCCGCCCCACCTGCTCAAGTTTCCTGTATCAACCATAAGGTGCATGTAGAACCGCACCCGGCCACGCAGTATACTCGAGTTTCCACAACCTACTGGTTGCTCCAGATCTCTCCAGGCGGCCCCAAAAGGCCGCCAGACATCTGGAAAGCTCGGTGAAAGCCGAGCAGCAAGCAAACCATTCCCTACAAAGGAGACCGCAGCCTTTTGAGCCACGCTTGAAATCACCCAACGGGGACGATAATCCCCAGCCGAGTTAGTCTCATGGACCATCCCACCTTTCCACAGCCCGAAGGCTGTGTAAGGCGGGGAAGAAATTGCATCTCTCACGCCATCAGAAAGAAACCCGATGGTATAGTGCCAGCCGGCACGGAAGCGAGCGTCAGCAGAATGAGTAGTATCACCACTATTCTGATTACGCCGCACACCGAGGTCGCGCAAGCGGTTAGCGAGATCAACGATTGCCTGTCCATTGTTGACTTCCTTTGTAATGTATAGGGGGCGTACATCACGTCCATTGAAGAAGTCCTTCCCACAAGACTCGCGGAAAGGTCCAGAGACGAATGTCTTTTTCTCGTTCACGGAAAAACCGAAGAACGACAGGGCAGAGATTACCTCAACCGTTTTAGCTGCGGGGACACAGATGTCATCCCCATAAACAGCTAGGTCGGAGGCTGGTATATCGCACGCTCGGCATATGGCCCAAAATATCAGGGTTTCAAGCTCGAACGTGGCACCATTGCCCATGCTGGAGAACTTCTCATAAATAAGCGAATGGGTCTTCCCATCGCCTAGGACGTAACTGCCTTCCATGCTCCTCAGTTTATCGAGGGCACGGAACCACTTCCACGGAAGCAAGGTTCCAACCACGTTGTAAGCCACAGTATCAGACGCGGCCGCAAGGTCTATAGTGGCGAAACTGCCATCAATAGATCCCCTACGGGCAAACTCCTGATTCCGAGACCAACTATAGTCCAGGTTGAAACCACCGCGGATAGCAAGACGGCGACGGATCATGCCACCAACACCAAGCTGTAAAAACATATTCAGCATTGGCTCGATAGCAATAGTGCGATCCGTAAGGGCAGTTTTGGGTACGGTGGTAATTCTGTTCCCTCTGACGACGTTAAATCTATCGTCACCGAAAGCTTGCCGCAAAGCAAGCTCCCATGCAGGGTACTCTCGAAGTAACCTTGCAGCTACTGGTTCCAGGTGAGAGGTGAGAGAGGGTTTCGACTCATACTTCACTTCCTTGCCAACAGCTCCAGACTCCACAGAAAGCGTGGGGTCAAGGCCGATGCAAGATCCCGGACCGTGGTGTGCCTCATCAAGCATCTCTTGGCTGCAAAACTCTCCTAAGATATAGGCGATATGTCGACGCACTCGTTTTATCAAGTGACGTTCGGTTTCACTGTGCAAATGCTCAGTGAAGTCGCTGAACCTTCGGTTCGTTACAGCACAACGCTTTTCAGCGTCAAGAAAAGCTGACATGGCCGCATCTCGAGCCGCCCCTGCTCCCGAAGGAAAGGGGTACTTCCGAAGAAATTCCGTAGCTTGACGATCCCAGAAATACACCTCTGGGTCTACATAGTCACGAGGATCAATCGAAAGCTTAGCCAGGGACAACCAGTCCTGGCGAGAGATGCACTCACTCACTACTTTTTGAATAGGAGTAAGTTCACACGTAAAGAAGGAACAAAGCAATTTTCCCAAATCACTGGGACCCATCGCGGCTGACATGAAACTTTTCGTCAGCTGCCTTCGTTCTCTAGAACAGAAAGGCATCGCCATAACCGTCTCCTAGGAGGCGCTTATGACGCGAAGTCAAGGTCGTTCATCACGGCCTTGTACGTCGCATTAATGGCCAGCGAATCCAGGGTCTTCGCCGCATCCTTCCGTACGTTCACGGGTGCCGCAACTGGGACGATGTCCTCGATCACTCGAGTAATCGTACCAGCGACTAGGCCGGTAACGGTATCCTTGTAAGGGATCGTCACGGTGGCCTTGGTCCGGATGATCTTGCTAGCCCCAGTCGGGCGCTTGGCAGTCATCACGAGTCGAGGTGCGAGGCTATAATCGGCTTGGGCCGTGTCCCGCAAAGCAATCCCGTTAACAACATTGGATTCCTTAGCGAAAGTGTGGTTGGCAGCCGTAATACCGTCGGTATGGGATAACCCAGCCAACGTGAGGGTGCTGATAACAGACATTTACTGCTCCTGCAGAGAAAGGTTAACTAACGTTTAAAGGCCAGAATAGTCAACGCCAAAGCATCTGCTGCACGCTTGGCATTAAGGCCAGTACCGAGAGTATAGGTTGGTTGTGGGTTGCCCCACCACCAGCGTTGGTACCGCGAGACAGAGTAATCCCGATGTGTCGTCCCCGTTTGTTTCCAATTGGAGATTCGTTTCCATACGGGCAAATCAGGCGGTAAAGCGTACACTCGAGCAGTACCCTCGTACTCGAATGAATAACCGGAGTCTAGTACCTTCAAGCCCCAAAGGGCCGTCTGGAGATCTAGGTAGCTACCGATGTTCAGTGCCCAGTCTACAACGAACGACAAGGGGATTAATTCCCATGCGAGTCCTACCGGGTTCGCAAAACCCAGTTGTTGCATTGAGCGGTAGCCGGCTGTCTCAACTTCTGCACGGATCCAGGCTTTCGCCTTGACCCGATTTACCTCAGTAGCAACCCGAACCTTTGGACTTCCGTCCAGGTCAAGGCCCATACCGAAGTACCCCCAATCTCTCGGGGGAATGTAGACAACTTGAGGCAGATCCAAGCTGGCCTGACAAGACCAGCTCATTTGTTCCGGTTGGTCGGATGCCTTGCTAGCGGCGTATTCGGCCGCGTCACGTACATCCATCATCAATGTCTCGACACCATAGCGGTATTCGAGCCATTGGGCGGATCGTTTGACACCCTCGGAGGAACCTTTCGGACGGACGACACCTAGAGCTTCTAGTGCCTGTTTTGCCGTCTTGCGGGGATCCTGCCTTGCCCATCTTCCATTCCGAATAATACGAAAGGATTCAAGGATCTTAAAGCAGTTCGCTCGTAAGAGGTCAAGCGTTTTGTGACCTTCTGCTGCAAAAAGTGCCGAGTTGAACGTGGTACCAGCCGCCTTTTTCAAGACGCAATTCTGGACACGTGCGATTAACGCGCTCGATTGACTCTGTGCATCATAGGATCTCCACCAAAGCCAGTTTTCAACGTTGCCGGAAAACGACAACGCCCCCATGTACTCCTTGTGCGTGATGCCAAAATAGTCATGGTCCCACGATATTGCAGTGAGACCGACCGGTTGGGCATCATAGCGCCAGGAGCTGTAAGGCTGGGTCATGATGTAAGGCTTTTGCTGTCTGAACCATTGTCGATCGATTCGACTCCACCACTCGGTCCGAGTGTGGTTCATACTGGTTTTCGCTCCGTTTGGAAGCGCCCAATACGACCACATCCCGGTGAGGGTTTCATATCTATCTTCGACTTGGTTCGGGGATGGGTACTTTCCTGGCATTTGTCTTCCTTACAAGGGGAGACATACTCTTGCGAGGCCACAGCAGTCTCCAGTGATGGAGTTGCGGACCAATTGGACGCTCGAATTTTCAAGATATCCAAATGGTACACAATTTGGGCGTGTCATCGCGACAAACCCGAGTTGCGTAGACGGGAAGTTGAATCGTATGTGACTTTACACTATCGATCCAGAGCTTGCGCCCACAGCACGAAGCAGGACTCAAAGTTCCTGTGAGTATACGCGTCACTAAGTTAATAGCTTCACAACTCGGCACTACGTGCTAGAGTGAGGATTACTCCTCTTGGTTCCCTTGCG